AATAATTAAGATTACAACGTATGTGTATTTATTTTGTGAAATATTTTGTATAATTTGTAAATTTCTAAAAGATTGCATTGTTTTTTGTTTTTGTTTTTGTTTTTACTAAATTATTTTTACTTGTATAATAAGTTAATAATAATTATGCTTTACTATAACTATATATTATAATGAGTAAATATATAATCAATAAAATCCATAAAAATATATTCAATACCAATATGCCCACCGCATTTTGCTTATTTATACCATTTAAAGAATTTGATTCCAAGTATTTTGTTGTAAAATAAATAGATACTATAAATGTTGTTATGATGGATGCGTTCAATAAAATGGTGGACCAGGGTTGGTTTGACATATACGTTATCATATTTATAACACTTGTACCAACAAATGTATCTTTTAAAAATAATAAAATCAACATGAATCCTCCAATTACTTGAAGTGTTACATTCACAGGGTCGCCTTCTTCATCGCCGAATTTTGAATCGTGGCGAAAAGATACAATGATGAATGAAATCCACATTATTAAATAAGTAATGATTGAAAATTTACTGAGTGGTGATGTTGGGTTGGTTAGTAAAATTCTCGGTAAAAATTGAAAACATTTTGCACGTCCCACCAAATCTATCATTGATAATAAACCAAAACAGATAGTGATTATAATAAAACCTAGAAATGTTGCATTTGCAGAAAATGTCCAACAAATAGAGTCTGAAATATTTTTTTTACAACCATCGTATAATGTATATATGTAGTAACTATATGAGCCCAATATCAAAGCAAGTATGCTTGACAACATCCACCAAAACACAGATTTACCATAAGTGTAACAATATGTTACTATTCCGGCTAAAACGGGAATGAAAAAGGTTATAACGCCTGCAAAATTTCTGGAAAGTTGGCTATGGTCTGGATTGTCGCTTAAATCATTTTGTGCCGTTATCCACCAATAAATGACACCAATCCATGCTATATATGTAAGTATTGGAAGAAAATAACTCTTTAATAATGTTGTCATGCTATAGTTTGTTATATTCAAATCAAACCCTCTATTATACAAGTAGCTCAATACTGTTGCAAATAACCATGCGCCAGTAAACAACCCGCCAATCCACGTTTCTTCAAATAAATATAAGACAACATTTATAATAATGCATACTGTTAGAATTAAAAAAAATTTCATTAAAGTTGAAATACCGTCTTCATGTTGAATTGCATTCATTTTGTATGTGTATATATGTTATGTTATTATAACTGTTTTAATTGTATAAAAATAATAAATACAGATATATTATATTATTATTATATTTTAATAAATCCAATCCATCCATCTAAATCAAACTCCATCCAGTTAAAAATTTTCAAATGCTGTTTTTTTCCCATGACAGTCTCGGCACAATGCTACTAAGTTATCCACAGCGTTGGAACCACCATTTTCAAGGCGAATTCTATGGTCTACTTCAAACCAGCTAGGCAGTTGTCGTTTGCAGTCGCCGCATTTCCACGATTGTTGGGCTGCCACGAATTTCTTTTTTGATTCGCTTACACTTCGTTTTGTGGCTTTTACTCCGGTTGTCGCCGAAGTTCCTCCCGAGGTCATCATTTTATTTATATTGTATTGCTGACGCCTAGATGTAGTTGTATTAGAATTAGACCAATCTTCCGCTTCATCTTCATTTCCATTGCCATTGTTTCCATTATTACCGCTAAAAAATGCACGTTTATTTGTCATATCGAAAAATGGGGTCAGCATATCTGCGGATTCTCTACTGATTGGCATATATTTAATGAATTCATTTGCATGATGCATAATCGTTTGAGAATTTGCCGGATTTTTTTTTAAAAATAAATACATGGATAATCCAAAAAATCCAAATGTTGCCATTTTAATATACTTTCTCGCATTCGCCGTCTCAACCATTTTGAAATACTTTCCGTCATGATAAGTATTTAAAACTAATGCGGCAGTAATAATAAAAATAATGAACTCAAATTTGAATTTCATAGTGTGATATAATAATTATAATAATATATAGTAAATATAATATTATTTATTTATTTACGTCTAGTTTTGTTTGTAATTTTTAATGCAATCCACTTGTAAACGCCGTTTTTGTCTATAGCCGATTTAAAAAATTTTCCATTGTTACCTTTTTTTGTTTTATTTTTACACTCATTCGCAGGAAAGGGTGGAGACGACCTTGTCGTGTATTTTTTCTGGGTTTGTTTTAGACACTTTGATTTGGCAGGCATTTATAAATATTATTTATTTATTATATATATGTAAAATAAAATAAAATAAAATAAAAATAAATTAGTCAATCCTAAATAATTTCGTTTTATTTATTTTTATTTTATATTCATTTTTATTATAAACGAACAAAAAACGAACCAATAATGGAAAAGTTTGAATTTGATTACAAGTATTACTTGGAAACATATCCGGATTTAAGACATTTAACAAAAGACCAGGCACTTCATCATTGGAATGTGCATGGAAAAAACGAGGGTAGAAAATGTAAACGTGAAATAGATGAGATTGAGTTTGATTACAAGTATTACGTGGAATCATATCCGGATTTAAAAAATTTGACAAGAGAACAAGCACTTCATCATTTTAAAATGTACGGAATTAAAGAAGGTAGGTCATGTAATAAAATAAATGATAAAACTAATATAACTATTACCGTACACTTATTTCATGAAAATTTGTTGAATGAGTTTTTAGGTTACATTCATGCAGTGAAAAAAATATTTAAAAATGTAAATGTTATATTTACGTTGAAAAAAAACAGCACATTGGACAGTAAACTAAAGTCTATAAATTCAAATTTCATTATATTAAAAATTGAAAATAAAGGTACTGATATATATCCATTTTTAGAATGCATTAAATATATGCGAAAACATTTAAAAACCGATTACGTGTTGAAACTTCATACAAAAGTATCACAAAATCCCACAGAAAATAATTTTGAATGGAGAAAACAACTCATTAGACCTTTAGTTGATTATAATAACCTTTGCGTTTTACAACATTATTTCAAAATAATAAATGATATTGGCTTTGTTGGCGCACAGTCATGTTGTCTTCCTAAAAATTATGATTTGGATTTTCCACAAAATATTGAAGGGTTAGAACAGATTTGTTCCATGTTTCCACATTTGGAGAAAAACTGGACAGATTTTATCGGTGGTACAATGTTTTGGATAAGTAATAATGCATTACAACAGTTAACAGATGATTTAATAACTTATATTACAAATAATGTGAATTATAAAGAGAATATTTTGTCGAATTTGACAAGTAAAAATATATACATTGAATATGTTTGCGAGAGACTATTCACGGGTGTTTTATGTTATAATAAAACAAATATACTTGTTAATGAATACATGTGCACACAAAGAAGTATTGGAAGGACAAACGGAACTGTAGATGGAACCTGTAGATGGAACATATTTTTACAATCCGCGCTCCATTACTTTATATCATCCAAAAAAAATGAATAATTTATTAAATAATAATAATAATAATAATAGTGATTAAATATAAAAATTATAATAATTGCAACTCACAGACATAAAAAAAACGAATTAGTCTTTACACTTTTTATTTTATGCGATGCAAAAATGCAAAGGTTTATTTATTATTGTAAAAGTATTTGACTAAATTCGGGGGATGACATGCTGCTGGCTGAGGTTGTGGGCAGTAGCGGAATGTATGCGTAAGGTTCCACAATTTGAATGCAATTGGAGTATGATTTTGTTTGGGTGGGTGGCACGTGCATACAACCGAATGCATCATTCGTGAATGAAATCAAATCGTTCGCCAGATACTTGCCGAAATCATCCGACACATTTTTTTGCGGGTTTTTGAATGTGTCCATGTGGTCGGTATATGTGTCGCGCGTGACGATGCTGCATGCAAGCGCGTGGTCTGTGCGAATCAAGTATGCCAGCAGAATGAAGAGGTCATCGTTCAACTTCAAACCCGACGGAGTTGTAATGAAAGTGATACCAGCTTGTTGAAGAATTTTATTCACTTCCGGGGCATATGTCGGGTTCAGTTTGACATTGGTGTGCGATGTGTGAATGACAACAAGTGGCGAATGCCCGCGCGCTTTCAACAAGTCAATCATTTTGCGCAAGTCATTTGGATTGGGCGCACCATTTCGCGAGTGTAAAACGCTTCCGCCGTCAACTATAATGTCATAAGTGGCGAAATTTGTTTGCAGTTTTTTCACAATGCCAAGAGGAATGTGACTTTTCTTTTTTTTGTTTTCATCTTCAGCAATGGCTTTCATGACGTTTTTCTCAACGACTTTCATGATTTTTTCAATGTAGTGACTGCAATTTTGAAGCGAGTAGCGACGCAGAGTCGAAGATTTGTCAAATTCGGATTTGGTGCCGCCTGCATCATGCAGAAATTTGCCGTCCAAGTGACGAAGCAAAAATGTCAGGCCATTTTCAATCATGAACCGAATGTCTTTTGGTTCCAACACGGCAACGTCAATGTGAGTTTCAAATAAATGCGCGCTGTACAGTGGGTCGCCCTTGTAAACCATCAATTCGAAAAAGTCGCGCTTCATCGATAGGCGACCGAATAATGATGCGATTAAAGCGTCGTCCCGCTCTTGAATTGCAAAACGCAACGTCATGGTTATGATGCCCTTTTCTCGCGTGGTCGAAATCAAAGCGGAGTTTCCGTACACCATTCGGCGCATTTCATCTGTGCGTTTGTTGCTGAGTGCTTCGTTCATTTCTCTTTGAAACAATCCAAGCTGTTTTTTTGTCAATATTTCTCCTGTCTGTTTTGCTGCTGTGGTCGTGTTGGTCACGACAATCTCCATGTTGTGTTGAATCACTCGGAACTACAAGAAATAAATATATATATTTTTTTTTTCAATTTATATTTTTTGAATACTTACATACCTTTTTACATTTCAAATGCCGATATTTTAATTTTGTTTAATTTAATTTAATTTTGAATAATATATAAAGCATCTCCCCACCCATGTATTGTTATATTTGTTAATACTCTCTTAAATTTATATTGGAGTAAAAATGTATCAATCTCGGTAATTAATCCACAATTTTTATATAATTCTTTTTCATTAACTTCTAAATATATTGCTTTTGCATATTTTATAGATTGAGTAGCACCTTTTAATGCCATAAGTTCTGCTCCTTGAATATCAAAATTCCAAAAATTATATTTAGATGCGTCAATATTATTTCTTACAAAAAAAGTATCAATAGTAATACTTTTAAGATTAATTTTATCTACATACACAACACTAGGATGTTCTTGTGAATGAGTACCAAATTCTAATACACTTGATGACTGAACGTTATTCGAAACATTAAATATAATTTCTTCGTCGTCTTTGTCTGTTATTACAGTATTATATACATTTGGTATTCCTCTTTTTTTTGCTTCATTTACTTTTGAAGCGATGGCATCAATCCATACAACATCTTCTAGTTTTAATCCAAGTTGATTATAAAAGTTTATTTCTTCACAATCATGAGCACCTATGTGAAAACTACCAAAAATGTCTATATGGTTTTTTAATAAAATCTGTTCAATTTCTTTAAAATCAATAAGCATTGTGAAATATTAATATTTTATATAATATTAATATTACAATTTTGTATTTAATACACATTCATCGGCATTGTACTTATTATATATTATTATTATATAAAGTTAAAAATATAATAAAATAAAGGTTTTTTTATTATAAAAATAATATATAAATAATGAAAAAAGAAATTGAAAATATAAAAAAAGAAGAAAATAAATATTTATTTTATACTCAATATTATTTTATAGCTGGTGTTTATCACGTTGTTAATGCCGTAAACAGTATATTGAATTATTCTGCAACTTACTCATCTGGAGTCAAAGAATATTTAGAGGAAAAAGTATTACTTCAAAAAACAATAATGAATGATATAACTGAAAAAGCCAATAAAAAAAAATATGAATTTGACGAGGATGATTATGTGATAATAAAAATGCGAAAGGCGCCGATTTCCTCCTCGGCTTCAGAGGTTCTTCCAGTTTCGGTTCCAAAAACTTTTGAAAATAATGAAAATAATGAAAATAGTAATGCAATTATCGATGAAATTGTAAATGACATTATAAACAATGCAGTTTTATCTGCGACTGTAGATGCAGTTGTCAATGACATTATAAACAACGCGGTTGACCTCTATTTTACAAAGGATGGGGTGTAGTTCCCTTTGAGAAGGGGTTAAAGGGGAACGTAGTTCCCTTTGAGAGATGTAACTAATTTATTTACATTAATTTTCTCATGACCATTTACCATAATTTCGGTTTTAAATATTGATAAAAGTCTTGTGAGAAAATTTAAATACTTTTCCGGATTGATGTTCTGAATTGTCGCGGGTTCTTTTATAATTGAAAAAAATATATTGTAGCAACACATGGTTCCCCATATGTCGCAATTGAATATATATACTTGAGTAAAATATTTTGCGTATTGAAATTTGCCGGTTCCAGCCTGCTGGTCAAATTCGGTGAAATGGAATAACACATCTGTAATGTATGCGGATGCGTATTTGTGGTATGTGTCTTCAATGATTTGGGCTTCGTCAACCTTCGGGTCCATGACTTTTTTTTGAAATGTGTATGCGGCGATAAAAAATCGTTCAACATACGAGTAGTGGCCAATGTCTTTGAATTTTAAATATTGCGAAAGCGCGAATGGTGCCAATTCTTGTCGAAATGAAGGAGACAGTGGATTATTGTGCGTTTGTAAAAACTCGCTATAACTCATGATAAAATCGGATGTAAATATTATACTGCTAAACGGATTTGATACGGAAATATATCTATTCATAATTATTTCTGGAATGGGGTGTTGTGGTGTTGATATTCCTGATATTCCCCAGTCAATTATCGTGGGTCTTGGGTTTGTTTTTGAGTTGCTAATGAGAATGTTATCTTCTTTAACATCATTGTGAATTACACCCATTTTATTCATTGGGACAATTGCATTTACAATCAGTTCTGACATTAATTTATTAAAAAGAATGATTCGCGCACTTGTCAGCCGTGTATTTAATAGCCACTCGTTTACTGAAACACCGGCGTTCGGCATGTTTATTAGTCGCAAATTGTCAATATTCGAATTTATATTTGATTCATTTATTTCACGGTTTGTAAAACTTGTGCACATGTTGTCAAAACCTTTTAGGTCGCGCTTTGATATTCTTGCAGGCGAACAAAGTTTCGACTTTGTAAAAAGAAAATACTTGTGTGATTTTGGAATACTTTTTAGAGCGTTGTAAAACAGTTGAATGTTATCCATTTCCATTTTTGCATACTGTTTAAATAGTAATTTTGATATTCCCGTTGTGTCGGAATTACCTGAATACTTATTCCTTCGTGTTTTATTTTTCCTAATTTTATTTTTTGATTTACATTTCAATTGTGGTTTAAATACGCAACTAAATCCTCCTGGATATATTGGGATGCCTCCGCTCATTGAATATTTTCTTTTTTTCGTTATTGACATTAATTTGATTTTTTTTATTTTTACAGTGAATTTAATATTTGGTTTGCCTATATTTATACAAATATTAAATTAATATAAAAAATTGAAATTATAGAATATTATACTATTTATATCAAAATATGATGAATAACAAAATATCTGAATATACTAAGAACTACCTTTTGAAACATGGACAGTTGGAGGCTCAAATGGTTGACCAACCTACCTATCGGGACAAATTATGTTCTTGGATACAGAAATACCTAAGTAGTCATTAATTTTCTTGGATTTTGTCGGGTTTTTTAATAATAGTAATTCTTCTTCTCCTTCCAAAATTAATTTGATTTACTCATATTATATTTAATAAATCCCAAAAATAACATTACAATAATGACGAATACAACTTTTTGCCAATGTTTATATTTTTCTCTCACTATAACGTGTTTGGGTTTATAGTTGTTGTAATAAATTTCCAACGCATCATGAAGTGATATTTCTTCTTTATTCAATGAAACATTTATTCGATTGTGTATAAAGTTGACCCACTTAATGAATGAGTCTCTACTGTCAAGATACGGAGTAACTGGAAATGCATCTAATAACTTACTAAAATTATTGCCAATTGCGCTGGATGGCATAAATAATGGTAAATTTTGAATAAATTCGTAGTATTTTTTTTTTGTAACATCATTTGGATGTTTAGGATAAGATGTTGCCATTGTGAGTAAAACAAACCAGTAGTGTGGTCCCCAGACGCTTGAGTCTAAAGTATGTGGTGTTGTCATATGTTTGTTGTGTTGTGTGTTGTTTGTGTGTTTGTATTCAAACAATATAAAAAGATTTTATCTTTTACATATAACCATAATAATAAACATTTAAAACCAAGTAACAATACCAAATAACAACAAA